ACGGAGGCGCATATAGAGGGCTAAGTGAAATGCACAGGACTTTGACATGTAACATGCACTATCTATCCAGAGAGCAAGTAAACTACCATACAAAATGGAACCAAGAATATTATAACTCTACAGAACCGTCAAACGCAGCAAAGGAAAGAATGGCAGATAGAAAAGTCCCAGAGCTTTATATGTGCAGAAAGATAATGGAAACGGCAAAAGGGGTTTCAATAGCAATGGGATACGAATTAAAAATGAATTAATAACACAAATTATGAAACTAAACAACTGTATGAATTGTGGGACAGAACAACAATTAGTTGATGTCGATGAATTTTACTGCGAAAGGTGCGGGGCCAAAAACAGCGCCGATGGTTGGTGCGAGCAACCCGACCAACAGGAATCTGAAAGACAACAAGATTTTTATGACAACGGACACGGCTATAGGGACAAACAAGATTTTGAAAGAGGTAGGTACTAAATGAAAACAAAAGCAAAAAAAGGAATAGATAAAAAATTGGACGATGCCTGGTCATTACTTGTAAAGCTAAAGGCCGGAAACAAATGTGAATATTGCGGAAAGACAACAACTTTAAATTCGCACCATATTTATTCAAGGTCTAAAAAATCAACAAGATGGAGCACTATGAACGGGATTAGTCTTTGTGTACCGCACCACGTTTTTAGCAGTAAATTCTCTGCCCACAAAACAAGCGTAGAATTTACAGAATGGCTATACGATTACAAAGGAAGGGAATACATGGAACTATTGAGATTAAAGGCAAACCACACATCAAAACTTTTCGCATTTGAAAAACAAGTACTATTGGACGAACTTAATAAGGAAATCAAGGAATATACAAAAATATTAAAGAGCTATGATTGAACTGACCAACGAGGACAATATGGCTTTAATGGCTCGTTATCCAGACAACCATTTTGATTTGGCTATTGTAGACGTTCCTTATGGCATAGGGTTTGGTGAATTTAACAGGACTAATAAAACAAGTGATGGAACTAGGGTAAAAGCTAATAAATATAAAAATGGAGATTGGGATAATGAAATACCAAAAGATGAATATTGGGATGAATTATTTAGAGTTAGTAAAAATCTAATTGCATGGGGCGGCAATTATATTCCTTATTTATGGAAAAATGGATGCAAGGGATTTATTTATTGGCACAAAGGAAATCCAGTTCCTAATTTTTCAGATGGTGAGTTGGCGTGGACTTCTTTCAATAGACCGGCAAAACAAATAAACTATAGGTATTACGGTAATTTAGAAGGCAACACAGCGGCAAGTGATAAAATACATCCAACCCAGAAGCCGATACAATTATACGAATGGCTATTAATGAACTACGCCAAAGAAGGCGACAAAATACTGGACACCCATTTAGGAAGCGGGAGCATTGCAATAGCTTGCCACAATCTGAAATTTGATTTAACGGGATGCGAACTGGACAAAGAATACTATGACGCAGCCGTTAAAAGACTTAAACAGCACCAATCACAATTAACAATGTTCTAAAATGAAACTAAGAGACCCTAAAAATCAAGCAGAAGAGGCCGTACACGCAATGCTGGAAACTAAATATGTTGTCGCCCTAGTACTTCACGGCCACCCATATTGGATAAGTAACGTTCCGGGGGCAATGTTCCAAGCAAAGAAAAAAGGCTACGACATAGATATAAAGGAAGAGGAAAGGGGAAACAAATGGGGGAGAAGGATAGATATTGGAAAATGGTTTTTAGTTAACCGTAAAGAAGCATTAAAAAAATACGAAGATGAAGTATGAAAAATCAAATAAGAAGAACCTTAAATTTATCTACGACACTTGTATAGAATCAATGAACATAGATTTGCGCAAAAGAACAAGGGTATCAAAATACGTAAGGGCAAGATTGATATATTATAAAATAGCAAGAGAAAATACATTTTGTTCCTTGGCAGAAATAGGGAGCCTTGTACATACAGACCACGCAACGGTAAGATTTAACCTTGAAAAATTCGACGCTGACATTATGGGAAATGATTTTCTGTTCAAAAGATATAAGGACATCAACGAAGTGTGTTCTACCCAGGCAAACAGCAAATCTCCGTCCATAATACACGGGCAAAGGAAAAAGATAAATATCTTGATAGATGAAAACACAAGACTCACTTCTAAAATAAGAAGCCTGAAAATAGAACTTGACAAATCAACAGAGGGAGGTCTTGAAGAAAAATTAATCCATGAATTTAGACTACTACCGTTCAGTAAAAAAATGGATGTAATATCAAAAATACAAACCACAAGAAAAGTATATGAAAAATTTAGAGATTCGCAAAAAGACGTTCGCCACAGAGATAGCGGTGTTCAAAGAGAGGCACGACAGTAGCCTTTTAAAGGAGTTCTATGAACATTGGACGGCAATGAACCCGAACGGCAGAAAGATGCTCTTTGAGAAGGCCAGGGCAAAAGGGGTCTTTCATGTCGGCAGGAGATTGGGAACATGGGCAAAAAACCAGAAGTTATGGAACAAACCACAGACAGGCAAAATGAACGCAGGAGAAATTATAAGACAACAATATGGGCTTACTTAATATAGATTCACTTGTTCCAATCAAGGCTATCCCCGAACAGGACTTTAATAGGATAGTACTAACAGAGTTATCTATAGTTATAGGTGGTTTGCTATCACTTACAGGTGAAACATCGGCAGAACGCCTTAAAACAGCCTTAAAGTCCATTAAAAACCATTGTGGTTCGATGAACTTTCCCGAAATAAAGAAAATGTTTGAATTGTACGCCGATAACAGACTGTCAATAGAGCCGATACCAAACTATTTTGACCGGATACTTTTGGGAAAAATAGTAACGGCCTACCGGATGAACCAAAGACAGAACGACACCAAGACAGAAAGTTACCAGAGCGAAAAAGAGGACAAGGATTTTACATATTGTGTATTGGCCTTCGATTACCATGTACAAAACAAAGCATTACCGGATGAAAGCGTATGGTTATTTGAATATCTCCAGGAATTCAAAAAAGTTGTGGAATTCACCAAAAAACAAAAAAAGACCAAATACAATATTGCAATAGAAAAATACAAGGACAAGGAAACAGCCGTATTAAAATCAAAGTTATCATTGGTAGAGGACTTTTTTAATAACATAATAGCAAAGGGAAACCACATAAAAAATATGATATGAAAGAGGAAAAAAGAAAGGAAAGGTGCTATAATTGTAAATATTCTGGGCACCAATTTAAAATAGGCAGACTAACCCACTTACATTGCCAACATGAAGAAGCAACAAAAAAAATCGAATCGGCTTGGGAAACTTTAAGGGTTTTCAGCGACACCTGTCATTTACATGAATTTAGAACAAAAAATTTAACCAAAGACATATAACAATGACACCGGAAGAAGAAAAAGCAAAGGAATTGATTGAAAAGTTTAAGAAATACTCTGAGCATGATTGGTTGGCCGCAGGATATTCTGAATATAAACCCGTTGAAGAAGTTATTTTATTACAAGCTAAACAATGCGCTCTTATATGTGTTGAAGTGATGATGGAATTTTTAAATGCAATGAATGTAGCCACGTCTATTGATATAGGGCGCGGCTATATGGATGATGATATAAAAGAATGGCAACAAGTAAAATCAATTATAGAAAAACCATGAAAGCAAGATTGTTAAAAAAAGTAAGACGCAGAGTTCATCTATACAAGCGCAACAAAAAGTTTTATGTAAAAACAGCATCAGCTTGGTTTAATTATACTGCTAAATTTGAAAACAAAAAAGACGCACGAAGCTATTATGTAGGTGCTATTATTGGAGAAGCGAAAGAAATATTCGGATTTAGACCAAAAAGTAAAATATTATGAAAACAACACCAGACTGGACAAAGGAAAGAAAGAACCTGATAACGGGGTGGAGATATATGGCAAAGCAACGGCCAAACAAAACGAAATCGGATAAAAGGAAAAGCGAATTTTATTAAACAGCAATTAAACACAAATAAGATGTCTAAATTAACAAGCTTAACAATTAGAGCAACTGAAAACGGGTTTTTAATCGGTGAAGATTCCATCAACAGAATGACCCCGACCATTGGGAAAGAATGGAGTTTTGAAACATTTGGCGGAATGTCAAAATTTCTAAAACAAAATATGAAGCAACCAATAAAAAAGACCACCCCTGAAGATGGCCTTTAACCTTGAATATCCATAATAGCATTTAAGTATTGCGGTTCGTTCCGCCAGTGCAAAGATACGTTATTTATAATTAATCTAAATAAGAAACTTATGAGCAAAGAAGCTGAATTACGGGCTAAAATTAAAAATTTTGATAAACCTTATGAGTTTTGGAAAAAATGGATACATAAAAACGGCGCTAAATATAACGGCAAAGAATATTGTTTAGAGGAAATTTGGGCTTTCGCAGAAGACTACCACCAATCCAAGTTAAACGAGGTGAGCGAAGAAGATATAGGAAAATATCAGCGAGAATGGAGTACAAAAAATTTACCAAATGGCAATTCATTTGCACAAAGTAGAGTGTCGTTTGTAATATATGTACTAAACAAACTAAAGAAAGGATAATGGAAAAATACATAGTTTACTGGATGATTACAATGCTTACAACAACGCACCTACAAATTGATATTGATAAATTTGGATTTGAAAACCGGGTATATGTCCAAGACGAGGTTAAAAAAGAAATGTGCCAGGAGTTTGACAACTTAAATGAAGCTACAGTTTTCTATTCAGAGGTAAAGAAAAAACAAGAACTACTAAATATAACGGGTCGATTCTCTTTTATCAATAATACTTTTGACTCAATAGATTATAGTTCCAATGGAACAATAGACACGGTTTATATTAAAATAAAATAAATATTATGGAACTGACTAGGAAAGCGAGAATTGCATTTGAGAAGTGGTACAATGAAGAATATTTCTTTGGAGTTGAATTAGCTTACATAGAATTTGATTCCTTAACTAAAAAAAGTATGCAATGGGGCGTATATGTGGATTGGTTCGCTAGTGTTGGAACTGGTGTTGCTATTGTTCCGCATCACCTGAACACGGGCAAAATAGACAGATGGGACTATGATGTAGACGATTGTGCTTACCGACAATTTACAGAAACAAAGGAAGAAGCCAGGGAAGAAGCAATAAAACAAGCTAATTTAATATACAATGAAAGATGAAAGCAAAACATTTCAAAAAGTTAAGACAAAAAGTAGATTGGTATGATGTAGAGGCTACAGGTGCTCTTTTTGGAACTTTCTCGGGATTTATGGGTGGGGAATTCATTACAGTGCTGGCCACGGGTTATAAGAATGCATGTTTAAGGGCTTGTAAACGGGGATATGGCAGGGAGCATTGGGGAATGTTTAATGTAACCACTGAGAAATGGGCAAGGTTTGCGGTAAAACTATCTTCAAAATCAAATCATTGGAGAAATATAGCCTATAGAGGCAATTAGAGTTAACAGGAAACCACTTAAAATAAAAAGATGAAAATAGATAAAAAACTTTACGAAGAATTAAAAGAATCTTTAACAGTGCACCACGAAGGGGGAAGTATCACAGAGCCATTATATGATGAGCTAAAAGACGTAATAGAAATTATCCTAAAATCAAAGTTGACAGGAAGCCTCTTGTATAAATTTTGGCAACGAACATCAGACGCATGCCCATTAGAGATTGGGCAAGCAGAAGAACAAGAAATGAAATTTAAGGAATGGACAAAAACTTTAGAAGTAGAGTTAACAGATAAAGCAATAAAGAAACAATGAAAAGCCCTTATAAGACAAGAAGTATTTATTTGAAAGGAATTAATCCTGTTTGTATTTTCGTACACAATTTATCGTATAACAATACTCATATTCAAGACCATTCTGTTAATAATTCTAAATTCGTTGGCGAAATAGGAGTATGGCACATTAAATACAAATATAAATGAAACCAATTGTTATTTAGAGCCATTCCAAATAAGGATTTAATAGGGTAATTTTTTGTACCTTTAACTTAAAACAAACATGAAACTAATAGATGTCATATACGACCACCACGAAATGACCGAAACATCAATACATTCTATAATCACTGCATTAGGTAGACACGTAGTAAGAATAACGGACGAAACAGGATGTATTACCGCTCAATATAGATTTGAATTTAACAAGGAAATGCTTAACTGATGAAAAACAAAGGGTATACAGAACACTTGCACAAACTTAATACGCGCAACCCCGTTGATATTATCGAATGGGTAGATGCCGTTTATCCAATAGTTAAAGGGATTTGTTATTACGAGGATAAACAGCTTAAAACAAAAGACCCCACAAAAGCAACTTTCTATTTTGACCCACTTCATTCGGTCATTGAAATACGTATAAAAAACAACATCGAAGAAGAAGAATACACAGGATGAGATACACCGATAAACAAAAGAAAGACCATGAACAAACAAAAATACTTAGAATGCCTATTATATGTTGAGCAATATCATAAGCATATAATAGACGAGGCGGTAAAAGCCAAAAAACTTACAGGCACGAACATACTCATTTGGTGTAGCGATATGAGGTCAAAAGGCAAAATGTCAACTAGATTGTTTAACTGCATAAGAGCTGCACACGCCTACCACGACTCTCCTATTTGTTATTTAGAAGACCAGACAGGGCTTAAGGTGCTTAAATATAGAAATATTGGACAGAAGGGGCGGTTAGAATTCGAAGAGCTAAAAAAAGAAACACTACAACATGCATAAACTAGACGAACATATAGACGCTATAGTAGATACAATAAGACATGGCAGCACCTGAAGGGAATGAATTTTGGAAAATAGCAGACCATTCTAGTCAAAACTTAGCATTTGATTCTCCAGAAGAGCTTTGGGATAAAGCAATGGAGTATTTTGAATGGTGTGACTCCAACCCGTTAAAAGAAGAAAAATTATTCCATTTCCAAGGAAACATTACTAGAGAAACCGCAAACAAAATGCGCGCGTATACCCAAAAAGAGTTCTGCTTATTCATAGGGGTCAATGAAGTTTATCTTAGTCAGTTTGACGAAGGTAAGATGGAAAGGCATAAAGATTACGCTAAAGTCATAGCGCGCATACGCGATGTAATCTATACTCAAAAGTTCGTAGGTGCAAGCGCCGAACTACTGAATCCCAATATAATAGCGATGGAATTAGGTCTAAAATCAAGGACAGAAATGACCGTTGAAAAGATAAAACCTATATTAACTAAAAGAAAGGAGTAATGGTTGGTGTTTTCCTCTCGTCTATATCTAAAATAGGTGAGAGGTTTTTTTGGTCTCCACCGTGTGTAGACATATGCCTCAACCCCTATAAACGTTACAAAGTTGAAAATGTTAAAATGGAAGATATTGATGAATTTAAAATTATACATCCCATAGAGATTGTGGTGTATTCTTTAGAGTGGTGTAATTACAATACAGAAACCAAGAAGTTCAATATTGGCTACATGAAACATTTATTAAATTAATGATAGAACTATTCAAGCACCAAGATGAATTTCTATATTCCGATGTAAGGCATACGGGAATCGTTGCCGGGTTTGGAAGCGGCAAGAGTTTTGTCGGCATGCTTAAGGCGGTATCAAAGAAAATGTCGTACCCTGGTATAAACGTTGCTTACTACTTACCGACTTACGGACTTATAGAAGATATTGCATATCCCGGAATATCCGACGTTCTTGACGCTCACAATGTCCCATACACTTTAAACAAGTCGTTACACAATTTTATAACCCCCTTTGGAAAGATAATAATGAGGTCGTTACAAGACCCGTCCAGGATAATAGGATATGAAGTGGGATATTCGGTAATAGACGAGGCCGACATACTGCCCACAGATAAAATGTGGGACGTATTCAGAAAAGCATTGGCAAGAAACAGGAAGAAATTACCAGACGGAAAAGTAAACAGCCTTGACTTTGTATCTACCCCAGAGGGATTTAAATTCTTATATCAGTTCTTTGTCAAAAAAAGAAGCGATAAGAAACTTCTAATAAACGCCAGAACCGAGGACAACGATACTTTACCCGATGATTACATTGAGGGAATGATGGACAGCTATACACCTGAACAGATAGAAGCATATTTAAACGGGCAATTTGTCAACCTCACCACCGGAACCGTATACAGAAACTACGACAGGATATTGAACCACAGCGATAGGGAGATAAGAAAAGGCGAGGTATTACATATCGGGATGGATTTCAACATTACCAATATGAACGCTGTTGTGCATGTGATAGATAATGCCAAGCCTATTGCGGTGGAAGAAATAACAAGCGCATATGATACTGCTGAAATGGCTGGACTTATAAAGGATAAGTATCCAGGTCATGGAATAGTAATATATCCAGATGCAAGTGGAAAGAACAGGAGCACAAGCGGCAAGAGCGACATCCAGATATTGAGGGCCGCAGGATTTACGGTAAAGACATTGAACAAGAACCCATTTGTAAAGGATAGGGTAAATGCTATGAACTTGGCCCTATTGAACAATAAAGGAGAAAGAAAGTATCTAATCAACGGCAATAACTGTCCGGTCTATACGGAGGCATTGGAACAACAGGTTTATAAGAATGGAGTGCCCGACAAGAAATCCGGATTCGACCATGTATGTGAGGCAGGGGGATATTTCATCTTCCAAAAGACAAAACAATTTAGGGGCTATAACCCTATGAAAGCTAGATGATATGAAACAACGCTTGGTATTTATTACGCTCGTAATGTTAGTAGCACTATTTATTCCTAAAATTGAGTATATTCATTCGCTTAGTTTTTTATGTGGATATTATGTTCCCGAAACACTTCTTTATATACACAATAAACTTTTTAAATGACAATCGATAATATATGCATAGCGGAATATTTTTCATTGGAAGATACAGAAAAGTACGATATCTATATAGACCATATCGCACCGGAAAATCTATTGTGCGGGCGAAAATGCAATACGGCAAACCTTACTTTTGATGAGGTACAAGTGGCTAGGTCTATATTGGCCAATCCCAATGCCAATGATTTGATGGAGCTTTATATAATGCTGTTCAGGATAAAGGGAAGCATGCAAATGTCTGAACAAGAAATGTTTTTAAGGGAAAGCGTGTTCCAATTGTTCAGGGCCGCAAGATTCATAAGGGAATATATTGAAGGGGTCAACAAAAAAGAAACAGAATGGTTGGGAGGTAATGAAAATGGTATATTAACTATGCTAGATGCAGGGAAAAGACTGGCCCCGTTCAGTCATTTATTAAAGAAAATGGACATCGCACAGATGTTTGCAAGGACGCCTAGTGAGATAGGCAGGTGGAAATATTCAACGATTTTTAGTATCTTAGCATCGACACAAGTACGGGCAGACATTCAAAAAGAATACAACGAAATAAAATAACATGGCTAGAATTCACGTAGGACAAACAGAACTGACCATCGTTAGGACGGTCGGCGTAGATATAACTGGTGCCACCCCTGTACTGATAAAATTTCTAAAACCGTCCTTGGAGGAAGGGGAATTTACGGGAGCAATCACTAATGCTGCAACAGGCGAGATAACTGCCACTATCACAAACGTAACGGATATAGACCAATATGGTACGTGGAACGTATGGGCGCATGCCGTTTTAAGTGATTCACATATCATAGCAGGGGAAGCCAGTAGGATGGTCGTATTTAAAGAGGGTGAACTATAATGGATATAGTTGAATTTATACAGACAGAGGTCGAAAAATTGGGGTGGATATTCAGCTATGGGAATGCCGCCAATCAAAACTTATTAGAAAGCACCAAGGAAATCGAAGAGATATATTTCTTGTTAGACCCTGTTGAATCCAATGAAGTTGATACAAGTGAGTTTGGAGGGGACGGTGATATTTCCCATACGCTTAGATTTATGTTATTGGTTCAATCCGACCTGGACAATGTGTACCACGAACAGAAGGAAGTGGAGATAGGCAAAGGAAAGTACGACAAGAACATACTCCCATTGAAAACACAATTGAAACTTTTTAAGGACGCGATAGACTGCTCTAGGTTTGAGCGGACAGGGTGGAGAAGATTGGATGCCATAAATATGTTGGCGACCAATTTAGATGGGCTGATAGTTAATACAGTGCTTAAAGAAAATACGATATGAAAATTACAATGTGCAATTGGTATTTAAACAATGGGTTTACTTTTGGTTTTTATAAAAATTCCTATACTCTTTCTACCGGAATTGAAACAGGTTATGCCGTTAGTCTTGGGTGGTGGATTTTAGATTTTACCGTACTTCGTAAAAATAGATAATGGCAAGTACCTCTCAAATATTCGCAGAAGAGTTCGAGTCATTACGGGTAGACCTTGTAAAGAAATATGACGAACTTGGAATGAGGGCCAGCGGTAAATGGGCAGAAAGCACAGAGGTAGAATCGGGGGAGTTCTTTGGACGTGTTATAGGCGCACCATATACGGAGCAATTGGAAGAAGGAAGGAAGCCTGGGAAGTTCCCGCCAATACAAGCCATTGAACAATGGATAATAGACAAAGGGATAGTCGGCCAGATAGAAGGGGAAATAAGCGTTAGCAGTCTTGCGTTTTTAATTGCAAGGAAGATATCCAGAGAAGGATGGAAGCGGGAAGAGCACGGAGGGGTAGACCTTGTGACCTTAGTTGTAACGCCCAAACGAATACAAAGCATAATAGATAAATTAGGGGATAGTCTGATAATGGATTTTACCTCTGAATTTATAACAGAACTTAAAACTATAAAAATATAATGGCCTTTCCAAGCATAGAAATGTTTCCAAGTGCGTACAAAGCCACAAAATTATATTCCCAATTGCCCACAGATGGTATCGGGGATTTTACATTTGCGAGAAGTACAACGGCCACAAGGACAAACCCAAACAAGCTGATTGAAACAGTTGCAATAGATATACCCAGATTGGATTACCTTGATGATATCTGCCCTGTTTTTTTGATGGAGCCACAAAGGACAAACTTGGCGTTAAGGAGCGAAGAGTTCGATGTTTCGCCATGGAGCATAGTTGGTGCCAGGTCTGTAGTGACCGCAAATACAAATACATCACCCGACGGAAACGTGACCGGTGACAACATGAAAGTTATTATAGGTTCTGTAGAAAATAGAATATTTCAAACAGTCGCCACAGTTTCTGGCGCGACTATCACAATGACGGTCTATTTAAAAAGGGGCAACAATGATTGGATACATTTTATCAATTTTGACGGGGCGAACGGTACAAGACAATGGTTTAACATAAATACCGTGTCAGTGGGCGGGACAACCACGTTCGGAGCTGGATGGTCTACATCAAACGCCACTATAAAAGATGTTGGTAATGGGTGGAGGAAATTAACGCAAACAGTAATAAGAACCGGAACATCGATAACAAGCGGGATATCTATCTCGGATGCGGACATAGACACCAATGGAACTATAGACAGAACGACGATTGTATGGGGCGCTCAATTAGAGAGTTCGTCTTTCCCAACATCATATATCAAAACAACAAACCTAACATTGACAAGAACCATTGATACGGCCACAGGGAGCGGCGACACCAATACGTTCAATTCGGAAGAAGGCATCCTTTATTTATATATGGCCGCATTGTCCGCCGGCGCAACATTCAGAACTGTTTCTATAACCGACGGCACCACCTCGAATGTAATATTTATCCGATATGACGATACGGCCAATCAAGTTACGGCCCTTCTTATATTGGGGGGCGTTACACAAGCATCCATTTCTTTTGCCTTAACGGACGCAACGGATTTTAACAAATTTGCATTTAAATGGAAGGTCAACGATTTTGCTTTTTGGGTCAATGGCGTAGAAGTGGGCACTGATGTTTCAGGGAGCATATTTGCTACGGATACATTGACCCAGCTTAGATTTGATGGAGGGGCTGGAGCACAGGATTATTTTGGCAAGATAAAAGAACTCCAAGTATATAAAACGGCATTGACCGATTCAGAACTACAAACCTTAACGACATTGTAATGAAGATGTTCAAGAAATATGAGTTCGATTCAGAGCAACATGCACAAACGTTTATAGATGCGCTGGGTACGCAAACGGTAGATGGGGTTGATTATCCGACACACAGCAACGACATAGTTAAGATGGGCCATTTAATAACGGCAAAGGGAACATATGACCAAGACGGCAATGAATTGACCGCACCCGTTATATCGGCCATGTTCAGCGTGGACGTAATCTGGCACGACAAAAAGGACAAGGATTGGAAAGACCACAGGATTAAATTGAACGGAAAAGAGAACTCTCACACTTTTATGGGATGGGAATATTCGGATAACACAATATGAAATGGCAGTAACATTTTCAAAAGAGATAAGCGTCACAGAACTATTGAACACATATAATAATAATGTGGTCGAGTTTACATCCGATGCCATACCGGGAGGAGAAACGATAAGCAAGGCCACTATAGATATAGGGGGATTGCTTCCTTTCGAGATAACCCCTATCAACGATGTGTTCCGGTGGAATTTCAAAGAGACCGTAAGCGTTCTTTTGAACAATAACTTTGATGATGATGTCATTGCGGATGCAGATATAAAGGCAGATACAAGTCTGATAAGTAGTTTCATTACAACATACACTATCACTTTTTCAGATGATACAACGGATGTAATTGTAAAGACATATGTGTTTGTTAAATCAGTGGAACAGATTGCAAATGTAAGTACAAGGCTATTGACGCAGCAACAGATATTAACGCCCAAAGAATTGACTTTCTTTAAAGGATTTCCGTTTGATATAGGGCATTACTCTGATGGCAACGTTACTATTTTTAATAATAAGTTAGAAGTTAACAATGTATTGACCGAAACGGCCACCGATACTTTTAGACTTTTTCTTTTAAACAAACGGAGCCAATTCAGAAACAGAGTGATACCGGACGGGGGCATTTATGAGGAAAACATATGTTGGCTGGAAGGATTCAATTATGAATTGTTGGAAGAGGGATTCAATACTTTGGACATCCAAGGAACCACCTCAGAAACATTGACCATTAATTTAAAGGATATATGTTCCGGGACATATCTGAAATGGTTCAATAGGGGTGGAGCTTGGACTTATTGGCTATTTAACCCCATCTATAAGGAATCAACAAAAACAAAAACATTCGATACTTTCAATGTTGATTTCGAGAGTATAGGGGATACATTTAAAACAGAACTTATTACTGGCAAGGATTCAGATTTGACACGGAACTTGATGTACGAGAATCTTACAGAAGCGGAAAGATTGCAGATAAATAGTCTTTTTAGTTCTCCAAGGGTGGAAATGTATAACGGGGAACAGGGAGAGATATTGAGCACATGGCAAGCAGTAGGGCAAATAGATGGTAGCTTTGAGACCCTGAACACTAAAAGAGGTCTTTCAAATGTCAAGTTAAAAATAAGGATAAACGATTATACCCAAGTTTAATGGCCGAGGAACTTTTAATAAACGATGTTAAGATTGAACTACCACAAAGGATAGTAGCAAGGACATTGCAGATAAATGATATCGGGGAGGCAGAGGACAGACAAGCCAATTACTCAAACAATATAAAGATACCGCCCACCAAAAATAATATCAAGGCTTTTGAAATGCTGGGAATATCCGGCAACACGACAAGGTTTCCATATGAGGACATGGACATTAAATATACAGTTGATGGAATCGAACTGATACAAGGAGGCAAGGGGATAATAAGAAGCACAAGGACATTTTACTCCCTTGTGATATATGATGGGAATGTTTCAATGACTGATATTCTGGGCAACAAGGAATTGGGAACTTTGGACTGGTCGGCCCACAATCATACATTAACAGAAAGTATTTTCACAAGTTCGTTTTCTAAAACATCCGGATATATCTATGGTCTTGGAAGGTTCTTTGAGGGGGATTTAGCTTTTTCAACTGCGTTTTCCATAGACGTTACTTCCCCTAGTTTTTATATCCACACCCTTATTGATATGATATTCAACCAAGAGGGATGGACGGTATCCGGTGCGTTCTTTTCGGATGTCGATTTTAAGAGCAGAACAACAACTATGAACAACGGTTTTGAGCGAATCCTTATCGAGGTGTTGACGCAAAAATATTCACGAAACAATTCAGGCGACCCATTAGTGGACGACATATTGCCAATTGAATTTGACAAGACCTATTTTCTGGACACCTACAACGCCGTGACACTAAAGACCCATAGGGCAAACTTTGCAGGAAGCCTTGACCTTCAGGAAGGGGTGAACCCAAGGGCGGTAGTATACATAAATGGGGTGTTCGCCAGGTCAACACCAATAGACAATCCAGCATCTTTTGACGTGGATATTGAGGTGTTCGTAGATTCTGGCGATGAAATAAAAACAGGGCTTATAATAACAGGGGAGGACATAAGCGGAACCCCAAAGATAAAGTTCCAGACAAATTTTACCACTAAGATTTCGGAGAACGACATATCCATAGATATTGATTTTTCCTTATTGGCGGGAGAAATGAAGCGGATTGATTTCGTAAAGGACATCATGCAGCGTTTTGGGCTTATCTTTAGGAAAGTAAGGAACAAAAATGAATTTGAGTTCATACAGATAAAATCACTTTTACCGGATAGGGCAGGGGCAGAAAACTGGAGCGATAAATATTCTAATTTTGTAGAGGAAAAATACAAACCAAACTATGCCAAAACAAATATCGCAAAGTATATCTACGATGATAACGACACTAGTACGGAACAAACATTTGCCGATGGTGAATTCCTCATAGACAATGTAAATATAAGAGAGGAAACAACATTGTTCACTTCCATTTTTAAAGCATCCGAGCTTGTGGACTCTCAATATTACGGGATAAAACATTGGAACTTAGAGGAAGGGATTATAGTCACAAACAATGACGGCATGAGATTGTTTAGGGCGAACAAAGTTTCGGACACTATAAAATATAAGTTCAAACTCGACTCCGGTGGCGGGGTAGATTTCACGGGAACAGTTCCCAAGTTGCAATTTTTGAGCTATCAATTTGAAATATCGGCACATTACTTGGAGTTCAAATCCATGTTGGACGATTTTAAAATGACCTCTTTATTGTTGAACCTGTCAATTGTGGACATATATGACATGGACTTTTTCAGGCTTAAGTATTTCGACCAATTGGGAGCATATTACTATCTTAATAAAGTAGTCAATTTTAAGAAGAAGAAGAAAACAAGGGTAGAGCTTATAAAGGTGGGGAAGGATGTTGTGGACGCATTGGCCATGGTCGGCACATATGCGGGAAGCTCTGTTTATACTTCTTTGTTGGGTAAACTTGGGGCAGGGTCTATGGTCGGCACATATGCCGGAAGCACTACATATTCAAGTACCCTTGGCCTAGACGCAATAACATCATTTAGTATGTCAACAATAGGGGATACAGAAGCGAACGTTTGTGGGCTTGGGCTTGGGTCTACCAGATTTCACGACGGCACATTGGCACTTCCGGTTATAAATGATACTATATTCATAGATGCGTTAGGGGCTACCCCGTTCGCAGGGGGCGACCAGTTTTATAAGTCATCTGCATCTACGCATATAAAAGTAAATAACAGCGGACTTGTGACCCAAGAAGGCACATGTCCATAAATAATAAAAAAAATGAGCAAATCTAATTTACAGGAAACGGCATATTTGAAATTAATATTTCAAAACGTAGCAATGGCCAACATAGGGGATGCGGCCGGAATTCAGCCTAGTGCCGTGGCCGGAAGTTTATTCATAGCTTTGTACAGCGCAGACCCAGGGGAAACGGATGTGGGAACCGAATTGACGTACACGGGATACGCAAGGGTAGCAGTGGCAAGAAGCGTAGTTGGGTTTACGGTTAGCGGAAACGAGGCTAGTAACGCAGCGCAAGTGTTGTTTCCGTTGAATAGCGGGTCAACGCAAACCGCTAATTTTTTTGCAGTAAGAACAGCGTCTAGCGGAGGTGATTTAGTGGGGTCGGGAGTGGTGTCTCCGTCCTTGACCGTAGATAACGGGGATACCCCAAAATATGAACCAGGAGATTTAACAGCAACAGAGGACTAATGAGACTATATTTATTATTGCTTATGTTTTCCATATCATGCCAAGGGCAGGGATATTTTAAAATACCGTTCGTCAACTCAAAGAACAACGTACCTATTGTAATGATGAAGGTTAATGATGGTTCGGGTATATTCATTATAGATACGGGGGCCACCTACAGCATAATAAATTCAAACTCTGCCAATAAATATGGTTTTAAGATAAAAGGATTTTATCGACATATTGGAGGGATAGGCGCAGAGAAAGTCTATTTGAGAAATACGGAAAACCTAAAGATATGGATAAGGGGCATTCCAATAAATGTAAGATTCAGGGCGATGAACCTTGACAAATTACAAGCAAGAGCCGACATAGTAGGGATATTGGGGTCGGATTGGATATTAAAAAACAAGGTTATAATAGACTACGAGCGGAAAATCTTGTGGATAAAAATAAAGACCTATAAAAAAGCAAGGTCATGGCAGAAACGATAATCATAGCGGAACTGGATATCAATGTGGAGGGTCTTTTGGCAGATGCCCAGAACACAAAGAAGGTATTGAACCAACTTAAAAAAGCAAACAAAGAATTAAAGGACGCCAATAAGGAAACCACTAAGGAGTTTGTAAAAAATGAGGTAGCCATTAAAAGATTGTCCACAAAATACAACGAGCAAAAAAATGTCCTTGTTGCCCTTAATGCAAGGAACGCAGAGTTTATTTCATTAGAAAAATCCCTTACGATAGAGATAAACAGAAATGTCGTATCGATTACAGAGGCTAGAAAGAACAACAAGGCACTTTTAAAAATAAGGAACGAACTTAATCTACAGACAAAGGCCGGAAGACAAGCGTTGACCCAAGTAAACAAAAAATTAGACGAGAACAATAAATTTATAAAGGACAATTCGGATGCTCTTTCCAAGCAGAAAATAAATATAGGAAATTACCAGAGCGCATTGGGTGGGCTTAATCCTACGTTGTCAAGAAACATAGGTCTATTGGTACAGGCCAAAGCAGCGTTAACTTCGCAAGCTGCTGCAATGAGAGCAACCAGTACTGCCACAACGAAAGGCGCAAAAGCGTTAAATGTGTTCAAAATAGCTCTTATAAGCACAGGAATAGGGGCTATTGTAGTTGCATTGGGGGCATTGATAGCAGCATTTTCAAGCACCCAACAGGGAGTGGATGCAATAAACAGGGCGTTAGCACCGTTAAAAGGGGCTTTTCAGGGTATTATAGGGGTCATTCAAGACATTTCATTGAATGTTTTCGGGCAATTAGGGGATAGATTTACCGTAGTTTCGGGTTTAATCTTACAAGGAATAGACCTTATCAGGCTTGGATGGAACAAATTGTCAGGAGATATCGAAGAAAGCATTGAGATTCAGGAGCGAATGATAAAAAGGTCTGAAGAAATGGCCGATGCACAAGTTAGATTAAATGAAAAGTCAGCGGCACTAGGAGACATATTCAAAGGGGCCGGGGAGCAAATTGCCGCCGCTGCAAAAGCACAACAACAAATAGTAGAGCTTGGTATACAAATAGAAACGCAAGAGGCCAATCTTATATTGACAAGGGAAATAGCGGCAGAGCAGATAAAACGACAACAAATACTTGCCAACGACAGAACATTATCGGCACAAGAGAACAATGCCGCCGCAGAAGAAGGAATCAGGGTAGGCAGGGAACTGGCCGCACAGGTAAAGGATTTAATAAACCTAGAGATAACACGGGAAGAACTAAGACAGTCCCAAAACGATAGCGGACGGGCTGATTTAAAAGCTCTCAATGAAATAAAGGTAAAAGGTATCGAGGCCGACAAACAAGCCGCCGCAACGGAGCTTAAGTTTTTAACGGCAAGGGCTGTGCTTGTAAAAGAACAAAGGGCGGCCACCAAAAAGGCGCAAGAGGAAACAAAAAAAGAAAGGGAAAAAGAACTAGAGGCAACAAAGGATTTTGAGCAACAAAAAATAGACCTTCAAAACGAGATTGACCTAGCCAACGCCGAGTCGGATAAAGAAAAAGAAGTCCTGGCAGCAGAACAGCAACTCGAAAAAGATTTGTTGGAGCTTGAAGAAATACAAATGACCGAGGACAGGAAAAACGAACTAAAGGAACTGATAGAGACAAACCATAAAATAGCATTACAAGAAATCACAGACAAATTTGACGAAGAGGCCGAGACAAAAGAAAAGTTAGCACAGGAAAATGCCATAAAGGAAAGACAAAAAGCGAATGTAGCAGAAAACAGAGCGGCCGTACAACAAGAGAGAGCAAAAGCAAGAATAGTACAAGCAGGGATTAACATATTAAAAGGCTTATTGGGAGAGTCGTTATTTGCAAGAATATCCGCTATAGCAATACAAGCGTTGACAGATATCGCCCTTGTCAAAATATCGACAGCATCCGCACAACAAAGGAACATTGCACAGGCAACGGCAACAGTCCCTCCGCCTTTTAATGTCCCATTCATAGCTACGGCTGCTGCCCAGAACATAGGATTGGGAATAAAATCAAAATTAGCACAGGGCCGTATATTACAAGCAGCTGCCATAAGTGCAGTCAGCAGCGCATTCTATGAAGGCGGACGAGTACCCACCGGAACGGGCGGGAGGATTTCGGGCAGCAACATACCCACGCAAAGAGGGGGCGATAATATACTTGCCACCGTCAAAAGCGGGGAGGTCATATTAAACAACGACCAACAGGCAAGGGCGGGAGGCTCTGCCTTTTTCAAATCAATAGGTGTCCCAGGATTCCAAGGCGGTGGAGTAACGGGCATAAACACCAATGCCCCGGCCATAGCATCCGCACAACAATTGAACTTTGAATCACTTGGGGAGGTTATAGCTGAAAACATAAACGATATTAAAATAGTGGCCATTGTCGATGAAATTAGCGAAGAACAAGCTATACAGGCCGAGATAGTTGACGGGGCAAATATATGACAAAAGCCAAAACAATATTGAAAGCATGGAAGGAAGTCGTAAAGGGCAATACGACAGACGAACATAGAAGAAGGTCGGAGATATGTTCCAAGTGTCCAAAGGCCGTTCATTCTACAATGTTGAATTTAGTAAAGGACGAATTAAAGGAAATAAAAGGGTTCAAGTGTTTGGATTGTGGATGCCCTTTAAGTGCAAAAATAAGAAGTGAAGATGTTTGTTATAAATGGAAAAAGTGAATAGATACGAACTGATAAAGGATTTAGAAAACGACCCCAAGTTCTTTAACTTGATAAAGAAAGGGATTATATCTCTATCCCTGTTGGCTAGAAAATGTTATTATGAAAAGTATTTGCAAGAGCTTGAAACGAACGGGAAACGAATGGCCGTATCAAAGGCCGCTGATGAATATAACATTAGCGAGCGAAGCGTTTACTATGCTATAGAATACATGGAAGAATCTTAAATATCTTTGACATAAACAATAGCGCACACATAAAACATTGAGAAAAGAATAATAAAAACAATATTATCTGTGTCAATGTAAAAAACAAGATTTATTAAAGCTCCTAATAAATTAAGCAACCAAAGCAAGTCATTTTTTTTCATATAATTAGGTAATTATTATACCTAAAGATACATCTTTTTGAAGAAACCGCTTCAACAATTATCCGCTATTTATCAATAATATTGTTCTATCTATTCAGGATTATGAGCAATACTTTAAATCTAATTGGTTCAGTTGGCAGAAATGCCGAGATATCTCTAAAATCTATTATTGAACTAGTAGGTATGTCCGACAAAACAAAGCCTTTAGAGGTTTTTGTTCATTCCCCTGGGGGAGAGGTTTTTGAAGGAAAAGCAATCTACAAATTTTTTAAGGAACTAGGCAAAACCCAACAGGTCAATATGCACTCTTTGGGAATGGTCGCCTCAATAGCGTCTATTTTCTTCTTGGCCGGAACAGAGAGAACAGGTCATGAGACAGACGATGTTTTAATACACTTGCCAAAAGGAGGGGTTATTGGAACCGCCGAAGATTTAGAAAAATCAGCAAGGGAATTAAGGGACATGGAAGATGAACTTGCAGAAATTTATGCAGTCGAAACATCTTTTACAAAACAAGAAGCATTGGACTTGATGAAAAATGATGAAATGGTCAATGTCGATTTATTAAAAGAAAAAGGATTTTTCACCGAAGTAAAAGAATTTAAAGCAGTAGCAACATTTAACAAATATAAAATGGGTACAGAAGCAGTTACAAAAAAAGAGGTTCAAAGTCTTTTTGAAAAGTTCGAGAATAAAATGAAGGGATTTTTTAATAAGAACGAGCCGGAAAACAAGGTGGTAAAGGACGCCACTGGGGTAAATATAGATTTTGCCGATTTGAAAAAAGACGAGGAGGTCTTGGTAGGGGCAGAGGCCACAATAGACAACAAAAAGGCAAATGGGGAATTTACCATGCCCGATGGAAACAAATGGACATTTGTCAATGGAAAATTAGATACCATCTTGAAAGAAGAAACCGACCTTGAAAAATTACAGGCCGAAAACTCTACTTTAAAGGACGAACTACAAACAGCCGCCGTAAGTCTACAGGAAAAAACGGACGAGCTAGCTACCAAGGAAACAATGATGGCGACCTTACAAGATGATTTCACAACTTTTAAGGGAGAGATTACAAGCAAGTTTTCTTTTGATGGGAAAACAAACCGTAATGGAGCCGAGCATCAAAATATGAACGAACAAGGGGCGAAACGAACCCCAATTAAAAAATAATTAAAGATGGCAACAAAAATTGACGTATCGGCATTAACGCTGAACACAGAAGAAGCACAATTAATCTCTGAACTGGTAGTCGAAAAAGTATTCGTACAGGGGGAACTAGACCAAATACATGACATTCAAACAGGAATACAGCACCAAAAGCAAATAGTATTCGTTAACAACTTGGATGTAGGGGGTGAAGCATTAACGGGATGTACCCCCGCAGAACAGGATGGGCTAGTATTGACCGAAAAAGTTTGGACGCCGCAACTAATTGCAGGGCGTTTTACCCATTGTGCCGCTGACCTTGACCAATTGTTAAAATTGTTTAGAAAAGCACAACGGGCGAATCCTGATTTCTTTGATAGAATTGATTCAGAAGAACTAGGATTGTTGATGTTGAAAGTTATAGATGCCTTAAAGGTTTCTGTTTCAGCAAAAGTATGGCTTTCAGACACGGCCGCAGCGGTACAGCCTGGAGGTAACTTTACAATTGCAGGATTTAATGCCGGATTATGGAATCAATTTGACGGCCTTTGGAAACAAATTTTTGCTATTTCAGCGGCTGATTTACCACGTTTTATTATTACGGAAAATGCGGGTGTAACTTTTGTATTGCAAGAATTAGCGGCAGGAGCTTCCTTGACAATTTTACAAAGTATGTATGAAGGTGCAGACTCCAGGTTATTAGGGGATGCAGACGCACAATATTTGGTAACACGTTCCATTTGGGACAATTATCTTGCGCTTACCGAAACTAAAGAATTCAACGGAGGTATTACAGCCCGTTTGGACAACGGACAGGTTACAATGAACTTTAGAGGAATTCCAATCAGGATGATGAACGAATGGGATAGAACAATAAGAAAGTTCCAAGATGATTTAACGGTTCATTTTAGACCCCACAGAGCCGTTTTAACGACTCCCATGAATATTCCTGTCGGAACATTGAGCGAAGATGATTTAAGTAAACTGGAGTCTTTCTACGACCAAACGTTGAAGACTAACTTTATAGATTACGAATATTTCTTGGACGCTAAGTTCGGGGAGGATTACATGGCAAGTGTAGCCTATTAATCTTTTAAAAATTAGACATTATGGCTATAAATTGCGAAGAAAAATTAACAGCAGATATAGAAAAGGATTGTGACAATAAGCCAAAGGGCGGGATTGAGGTCAATGTCGTAATACTTAACTTTGAAGATGTGGACAAAGCTACATCGACACTGGACGGCGTAAACGATTTGATACTTACCAATCTTTCCACCTTTTCAGGAACCGCAGGGTTTTTTATAGAAGGGGTAAAACAGGTAAACGGAGCATCTTTTGAACTGATAAAGAAAGAAGAGAGCTTTGATATGTGGAAACATATGTTTGCAGGGGTGTTATTGGCCCCTAGTGCAGCAAACAAAAAACGCTTGGACGAAATCGCCAGCGGTGGACGGTATGTAGTTGTTGTAGAAAAGATATGGAAGGGCGACAGTCAGGCCGATGCCTTTGAGGTATTGGGGTTTGATTCCGGACTTGTTATATCAACTGCAGTATGGAATACCAAGGAATCCGATGGGGTGATAAAGTTTGAACTTGCTTCTGAAGATGGTTTTGAAGAGCCAAAAATGACGCTCAACAATTTAGAAACGAATTTCGCAACTACAAAAATTGCGTTCGATGCTAAATATGCGACTCCTTAAAATTAAAGGATGAAAGATATATTAAAGAACAGCAAGGAGGCAATTTTTAGAGATAAATCAAAAGGCGGCCTCCTTGTTTCGTTTACAATTGCGTACCAAAAAGATTCTGGCAAGAAACTTAACGTAAATTGCGGTAAGTGCGTAGAAAAGGCATATCGTGAAATGACGAACAAATATTTAAAAAAGATGAGCAAAGAAATAGTAAAATGTGATTGGGAACTTCACTTTAAGTACAATGGAATCCAATTGGGAACAAATGGACAACCTATAAGGAACGGGGAAATGACGAATGCAATTGCCCAGGAGCTTCACGACAAGCACCCACATGGGGCAAAATTGTTCAAGGTCATACCGGAACAAAAAGCAAAAAAGAAGGCTCCTAAACGCCCCAAGACCACTTCTACTCTAGAGGTCAAAAAAGAAACTAAATAAGTCTGATGCGTGAAAATAAAACTGCTGGATTTATTCAAGAGAAAGACACCCTTTGACAAAAAGCAAGGGGTAGTCCTTAACGGGGAATCGAACGATTACGCTGAAAAGGTAGACCGACTTACAGATTTGTCCATTACGTCTAAGATGTCATGTACTATAATGGCTAGTTTTATCCACGGAAACGGGGTGGGCGATGAATCAAAGGACATTATAGTTTTTGAGGACGAAAGCATTTCTTTGCAGATGTTCTCCATGATAGCGGCCAAGACAATAGCAAAGCACAGGGGTATATATATACATGTTGATTGGAACGCAAATTTCGAGATAAGCGGGTTTAAGGTGCTTCCTTACCACACTTGCAGAAAGGGGGAAAAAGACGACGAAGACTACAACGCAAAGATTCTTGTTACAAAGGAATGGGTTGGGAATGGGCATCATTCAAGGCATAGCCACCATTCAAACCATCATTCAGGCCATCATTCAAGAGACCACCATATACACCATAAACAAATTAAAGACGACGATATTTCCGTTATAGACGTTTTTAATCCCAATGAAAACGTAATAACGGCCCAGGTCGAAGCCTCCAAGGGTAAAGACATGGCCGAAAAATGGAAAAGTTATAAAGGTCAAATATGGTATGTTAACCCTGATATTGAGTTTGAATATGCACTTGCAAGGATAGACCCAGTAATGAACGATTGCGATAGCGAAGCACAAAGCTCTGTTTATAAGAACCGTTCAACAAGGAAAGGATTCTTCGGCAAGACCATGATAATTACCAAGCCTTTGACCGGGACAGTTGAGGATTTTGGAACGGACGTACAGGGAAGATTAGACCATCAAAGGGCAATAACAGAAGAAGAAGAGTTTACGGAAACCGCAAGGGGATGGTTGGGCGCAGAAAACACAGGCAATATGCTGCACGTCCAATTAGACCATACCGGGGAGAGTTTTGATGACGTTATAAAAATAGTGCAGTTCAAATCAGACATAAACGACAAACTTTTTAAATATACAGAGGAAAGTGTTTTTAGAAATATATTGATGGCCTTTAACAATCTACCGGAAGGACTAGTAAGGTCAGAGGGTTCGATGTTCGGGAACAGCGGGGAAATGTTGCGGGTAATGAAGGAAACATACCAGCAAAATGTTTCAATGGAAATCGCCCAATTGGAGTTTATCATCAATAGGCTTATGAAACTATTTAAGGAGCCGGTAGAGAATATTGAGCTAATTCCGTTGGTAGAGAAAACCGAAGGAAGCGGACATAAAGAGGAAGAAGAAGAAAAAAAATAAGATGAGACTGCTGATAAATAGAACGGACATCCAAGAATTTAGGGACATTTCCAAGACGGTTTTGGACAAGGTTCTCAATATGCATATTTTGGATGCCCAATTTAACGATATACAAAAATTGATAGGGTCGGACTTCTTTAATGACTTGATTGAAAATTATACAAGTACGGCCAATCAAACATTGTTGAATGGTGGACTATATGATTTTAACGGGACAACTTTTACGAATGTGGGCCTTAAAACGGTAATAGTACATTATGCCTATGCTAGATACGCAAGGTTTGGGAGCAATACGGATACGCCTTTCGGTATGGTCATAAAGACATCGGAGAACACGGAGCAAACAAGTTCGTCGGACAAAAAGGCAATGTTAACAGAAAATAGAAGTTTGGGATTTAATTATTGGGAGAACGTAAAAAAATTCCTTGATAGAAATCCGACAGATTACCCTATTTATGAACAAAGTTGTCAACGACAATATAACGGACTTAAAATAAGGACAATAAGATGAGCAAGAAAATAGAAATATCCGGTAAAGGATTGTTAGTTACGGAAACGGTCGGGGGGGCAATAGAACTTTCTGAACCTTTTGCAAGAACCTGGTACAAAGAAGCGGATTTAATTAGGGGAAGGATTTCGTTTTACGATTTAGATGGCACCAACAATGTTGGCGGCTCTTTCAAACCTATAGATTTAGCGGACGCGGTAGATAGTGCTTTAGTGGCGTTTACAGAAAGTTCCTTTAGGACTTTTTGCACGGACAATCTAGGGGGTTTTAGCCCGGGGGTGTCGGCCTCCTTAACAACGACAACGACAGACTCCACGGCCACATTGACAGATGCCACCATTTTAATGGACGGAACGTCAAATACGGTAACGGTGTCCTTGCCGTCGGCTGTAGGGATAAAGGGAAAACTATACACCTTTAAATCGATAAATTCAACGTTCCAGACCGCTTTCACCCCTGACGGCACTGAAACGACAGACGGAGTGTCCGGAAATAAAATATTAACATCCCCACAATCGATAACCATCCAGAGCGATGGTGCGAATTGGGTAGTAATAGGAATTTAAAAAATATATATCATGGCTGTAACATTCAACGGTACTAAAAATAGTTTGGGATTAAACCAAAAACCAACGGGATATGTAGACCCCGTTGTGGTGGAAATAATAAATCCAGAATACGAGAACGAAAAAGTGTTCACTATCCTTAAGTCCGGCGTGGACAACGCTACACCTTCGGTAACGATGGACAATATATTCGACACGGCAGTAGTGGGATTGGACGCAGTTGTAGAGGCTGACATAACCGCTGATTACGATGCGACCAAAACAGTTACCGCACATGCCGAGTTAGTAAAATTAACATCCAATGTAGCCGATATTACAGGAAATGCTGATTGGCTAAAGACCACCGCAGTTTCTTATTTGGCAACCGTAAAGATGTTCGTAACAGTAGTATAAAAATAGATTATGAAAAAGTTTTTATCAATATTGATATTTTTCTTGTGCATTGTTGCGCACGGACAGATAACACCTGTTGTTGACGGGGTAAGATACATTCCATTAACAACTGTCCAAATACTCGCCATTGTTTCACCTTCACAGGGCGAGACACAATACAGTAGCGACACAAAGACAAAATTCGAGTTCAACGGCACTATTTGGGTCGATACAGGAATAGCTGCGGCTGGGGATGTTACCGCAGCGGCAAACCTTGGGGATAATTTCCTCATTAGGGGCGACGGGGCAACCAAAGGCGTTCAAAATTCCGGCATTTCCATAAGCGATTTGGACGACATTACGGGCGCAAATGAAATAAACATTAAAACACTGCCCATTTTTCAGAGATTCGTGTCTTTATTGACTACGGGAGTAGAACAAGGCGGGTTTCTTTCGCCAAATACAGATACCACTAAATTTGATATTTCCGACGGCAATGGCATTGTTATAGACCAATTTACAGACCCAGATAATCCAACATATACAGAGGTCAGTTGGTCTGGATTGACAGCTATTGTACCAACTTTTATAGCAACACAGGATATTTCACATATTGGCATAAATAGTGCGGGAACAGTAGTGCAACAAATTGCAGGGTTTACAGAGGAACAACACAGGAGCATTATTGTATTGGGGAGATTGGTGCATGCGGATAATGTAAATGTTTCCAGTGCTACAGATTTGTCCCATGTAATCAATCTTTATTTATCGGAGGATTTGGTCAGTGCGATTGGTAACATAAATGCCTTTGGGAACAACTTTAATGCTGCAAGCACAAATTTGACCATTAGAAAAGAGGCCGGGAAATCTTTTAGCCCGAGCGACAACAGAGTTACAAATCCTTTAGACCCAAACAATAAAACATCTGGAGTCCTTAATCCAGCAACATTTATATATGTGCATAACGATGGCAGTGGGGGAGCTACATCCAATCCGGGAGAAACAAACATAGACCCCGGCTTTTTTGATGATGGAAGCGGAACCCTGCAAACAGTCGGGAACAATCAATGGACAAATAAACTTATTTATTTTTTCCCTAGCTCTGGAAATGTAATAGTTAGGTATGGGGAAGAGCTATTCAACTCTTTAATTTCAGCGGAAAACGCAGTATCAAAAATAACTCCAGCTGATGTAGAAGGTCTTACTAATGAGTTTGTTCGTACTGTTTTAACGGTAAAGGGCAATGAAACCGATTTATCAAGTGCAAACACAGCGTTTGCCAATACTGGTAAGTTTGGTTTAGACGGGGGCGTTATAGGAGGGGGCGGAGGTGCCATACAAGACCTACAGGATACTTATAACAATTCCGTAACGCCGGAAATAGTAACAGATGCAACAAGGGGAGCTGTATCTTTTAAAAGAGGAACAACTTTGGACACGGATGATGTTTTTGAGGTGTTGAACGGAGCAGATGCACAAGCTTTTGGTGTTAAGGGCAACGGAAACATATTTACACTGGGAACGGTTGATGGTGTAGATATAGCGAACGATGCAATTACATCCATAGGCGCAGGGAGAACAAATGTAATAGACATATCCCATATTTACGGACAGTTACAAGCGGATTTTGATACGGACGGCGCACCTCCTGCCGATGAATTTGTAGTTATTACGGACGCAATAGACGAAATGAAGTTTATTGTTCCATTGGGGGCTGTAGGCGTTGATTTAACGGTTGCCACAAGCGTAACCCATATCCCTGTCCTTGACGCAATAACGATAACAAGGATAGAGGTTGATTTATTGGTGGCCGCTACAGGCGCAACGGCAACATTCGATATTAATTTAGACGACGGTACACCAGCGTCTATTTTAAGTACAAAATTAACCCTTGATACAGGGGAACGATTTTCTAGTACCGCAGCTACACCGCCTGTTATTTCAGACGCAACAATACCAGCGGATTCATTCTTAACATTTGATGTTGATGTGATTGGTTCGACTATAGCCGGGTCTGACGGAACTATAACGATTTATTACACAATAGACTAATGAAGTATTTATTCGTTTTATTTTTTGTTTGCCAATTTGCCCAAGGGCAGATAGTAGATAGGTTTATAAGGTTTGTTGCAAGTCCGCTTTATGATTTTAACAATGCGGCAACACCTGCCCCAAACGAGGTTAACGGGGTAGTCGGGTGGACAGTAGGAGTGCTTACGTCAGTTTCATCTACATCCACAGACCCATTTGAAGGGAGTTTTAGGATAGAAATGTTGCACACAGGTGGAACGGATGAATTTTCTAGCCTATTTGCGGAACTAAATTTGGAGAATGGGGCTACATACCAAATAGATGTACATACCCAAGAGCTTGTGAGCACTAATTTTCAAGTATCATTGCGTACCGATGCAGGGTGGACAGTTGCAGATACAAAAAACACGCCTTCGGGTGGATGGCAACTAATAACCGTCACGGCGACTACAAATACAACAACGCCACGGCTAAGATTTAGCACGACCGCTTCTGGCGACGGGGGTGATAAATTAGGGATTGACAATATAGTTATCACAAAATTATGAGAAAACTATTTTATATATTAACTATTTGCTTCGCATTGGTAAGTTTTAAGCCCAGCATGGACTTGGAGAATTATGTAATGGTAAATACCATAGTTTTAACAGACGCTGATATTTTAGCCTTTCCTGGGGCAGTAGGCCATGGAAAAAATGCAACAGGCGGCAGGGCCGGCACAACTATTTATGTAACTAATTTAAATAATTCCGGCTCTGGAAGCTTTAGGGAAGCGGTGACTACGGCCGGCGCTAGAATAGTTCTATTTAAAACAGGCGGAACAATAACTTTAACAACCGACATAACAATTACAACCGACGATTTAACCATAGCGGGAGAAACTTCGGCCGGTGATGGTATTGCCATCTACGGAAAAACCGTAAAATTTAGTAACTGTGATAACATTATAGTAAAAAACATAAGGTTTAGGGGCGGCGATACTGCCACTGATGATTCGGTCAGATTGGTTCAAACAAGTTCGACCGTAGAAATGAATGGATTTATTTTTGACCATTGTTCTATTAGTTGGGGTGCCGATGAAAATTTCGGTTCTGGCGGTGCTCGTGGGGATGCAGAAATTACAAATGTAACTGTGTCTAATTCAATAATCTCCGAAACATTTAATATTCTAGGGGTATTAATGTTTCATGAAACCACGAATTATAGTTATATAAGAAATCTTTTTGCACACAACACAGATAGGAATATTCACGCATCTACAGAAACAAGTTCTTTTGAGTTTATCAACAATTTTGTTTATGGCTTTAGATTCGGAACACATCCAACTGTTTTGAATGACCATGATATAATCGGAAATGTATATGTTGATGGTCACGATACTTCTACGGAAGTTATAAAACTTCAAGGATGCATTAATAATTGTGACCCTGACATAACCTCTGGTGCCGGCACTAATTGGTTTGTTGATGATAATACGTTCGATGGCGCAGATGCAGATGCGGTCGGGGGCAGGTACAACGACCAGGCAGAAAGCGGAACACCTGTTTTAAGTTCAGGGTATAGCGCATTAGCGAATGCGGTAGTACAAGATAGCGTTTTAGCGTTTTCAGGAGCCAGAGCAAGGATGGAGGGTGTTGATGCTTTGGACGCACACATGAGGGCAGACGCTTTGAATGGAAGCGCAGGAGGGTATGTTACTTTAGAGTCCCAGACTACAGGATTACCAACTTTATCGGCTGGAACGGCTTATACAGATACCGACAACGACGGCCTGAGTGATGCCTATGAAACAGATAATGGCGGGAGTGTAACAGCATCAACTAGGCCGTCAACAGCAATTATAAGCAACGGGACAATAATAGACCAATCAGGGGTTACAAGTTTTGCAACACTTGGATACACTCATTTGGATATATTTTTAGCTGATCTGGCCAACGATTGGGATGGTTTTGAAGTTACAAGCTCCGGCCCAGTATCGTCTAACATAATACGAGCGCACAAAATAAGACTAGGAACAGGTGGCGGGGGAGCATTTTTAGGAACTAATAAAATAAATTGATATGAGTATATTTAAAGATGATTTAGGTGAGTGGAGTAGTAAAAGAACTGTAGGAATTTCTTATGCGGCTTTAGGTGCTTTAATGGTTATTGGCGGCATGTTTCTATCAGGCTATGAAACGGATATAGACATACTTATTGTTGTCATAGGAACGTCGTTAGCGGCATTGGGAATTGCAGCGATACCAAAGAAGCCTAAAATACAAAGCATCACACCGCCACCAGGATCGCCCCCAAAAGGGAATGACCCGTGATAATTAAAATAAAGAACCTGTGTTTATACCTAACGGCTTTGATGGTCGTTGGGTCTAACATATGTAATTACTTCTTCATTCAAGATAGGGATTTACAGTGGAGAGTAGCGATGGTTTCAATTGCAGCGGTCATGTTTTTGATGGCCTTATATGTTTGGCTGAACGAATCATTAAAAAGAAAAGGGATTTCGATTATAGTTTCTGGATGGGTCGCCTTATACCTGTCCTTTGATTTGGTGGGAGTTTTGGCCGGTTATAATTTGCATGTTAAAGGATTCATGGTAATATTGTTTATAACAACATTTCTAGGGATTTCACATTTATCTATAAGGCTATGGCAGAAATATTATTAATGAAAAGTTTAAAGGCGTTATTATCATTCTTTTGTTATTTCGGCACGGGCATAGTGGCGATGGACGCTTTTGTTTTACAAACACTAGATAATGAAATACTTAATTTCAGCCCATCAACAAGAAAGATAATTTTTATACTTTTTGTTATTTTGTCAGTGGTCAATATAGTTTGGAAAGTATACGAAAAATTTTATTTAGAGGCCAAAGAAAGAAAGCAAGGCATTGAAAAGATGGCTGAAGAAATAAAGAAAATGAAAGAAGGCCATGAAAAAGAGAGCAAAACCCCCTGATCCACGGCCTTATTTATGTAAAGTTACCCCACATAAAAACGGTAGGCCGATATTAAACCTTGAAAGATTCGTAGATAAACCTTATAAAAAGTAATGTTAAAAACGAATACATTTATAAACAACAATTGGAAATGGATTTTAGGTCTGTTCGCTTATGTTGTGGTCGGGTATTCAGGATATAAGGGAATGCAGACCGATGTAGAAACGAACACTAGAAGACTGCAAACGTATATTAACGAAATAAAAGAGCTTAAAAATGACGTGAACGGCCTTAAAATAGATATTGCTATACTAACAGCTAATCAAGATTGCAAATGAAAGATGTATATGTTATCCGGGATTTATTTTTTGATGGAAAGGCCAGTTTAGGGACTTGCTTTGTGTATGATGGCAAAAAACAATTGTTCAAAAGCGATAGTTTAGAAAGGGGATGGGTCAACAATGAAAGCAGAATAAGTTGTATTCCTACCGGAAATTACGAACTTGTATTAGAACATAGCAATAAGTTCAAAAAAGACCTTTGGGAAATAAAAGGGGTTCACGGAAGAAGCGAATGTAAATTTCATGCTGCCAATTATTGGAAACAATTAAACGGATGTATAGCCCTTGGAAAGAACAGAAAGTATATTGATGGGGATTCAATCATGGACGTAACCAGTAGTAGGGACACGATGAAACTGTTTCACAATGCTTTAGACGGGGATAAGTTCGCTAACTTGCATGTGATTGACATTTTAAACTTATGATAACGTAGTATAAAAAACACTACTTTGGCAGTAATTTAAAACGCACTGTTACAAATGGTGTCCATTTATATCCTTTAATGTAAATCCTTTGATAAATTCTTCTTAATCTACCCCCACTCGCTCCATTATTCCAAGTGCCAAAATTTAATATTATCAGTTTCATATCCATATTATTTAAAATTAATATTATTCGCATTATAATAAAAGAAGAACAAATATAGCGGTTCCAAAAATCCCAATTCCAACACCCTTTACCAAACTTCCATTTCTACATTTCTTGGCGGCATACCTTAGACCTTCTTTGTATTCCGTTATTATTTCGGTCTTTATAAGCACGACCCCCTTACAATTTTCAAGCTGTACCTTTTGATTATCTACAACCCTTCTTAGAATTTCCACTTCTTCTATTGATTGTGCACCATACGATGCGATTAGCGAGCGTTTTGTATTATTATTGTAACTACCGCCATAAATGACTATACCCCTTGTTAGAATCGTTCTTTCGTTGTTTATTGTGGTTGTTTCGGTTATTGGATTGGCCCGTTCAATCCTTCGTTGGGTGCTGTCTATCTTAATCTGGAAGTTTAGAACTTGGTTTAGGTTTGCTAGTTGTGCGTTTCTTGCTTCCAATAGAATCACCTGTTCGTTTTTCTTGGCCTCAAAGGATTGCGCCTGTTCAAATCGTTTTTGGACTTTGTTGTTTGAATTTAACGTGCAGATAAAATATCCGAGCACTATTCCGAATATTCCTAACAATATGTGTGTTGTGTATTTGTTCATAATTTACAATATTTGTGTTGTTCTTCTATATGTTTTTGATTCTGCCCAAAAAAAACCAAGCAACCCAATAAATGCACGTCCCTGCTAAAAATTCAAATATAAGAATTGTAATTTCCTTCTCATCACCATAGGCCATCTTAGAAAGAGATTGCAGAAAAAGACATATTGGTAATGCCACCGCAAATGATAATATACTTCTTTTCATAATTATTCTATTTGATTATTTAAACTTTCGATAACGTATAACAAAAATACACTCATTAAGGTTCTGTACCTGTCCTTAAATAGTAGTCTACAGATTCATAAGCCTCGTCTTTATGAAATATGTAATTATCTCTCAATCTATAAGACCTGCCCCTAAATTGTTTATCATCTCTAAAGAATTTATTGTATGCTTGTTCTCTTCTCATATCATTCGCTTTAAATTTGTTATACAATACGTTATCAAAAACAGTTAATTACTCTCTATTATAGGGCTTTGTTAATCGGTTAATTTCGTTTTCCTTTTGAACCTATCATCCAACCAAAAACCTTTGGGGCAAATCTTCCCAACGGTATTTTTAACTCTTCGCTTATGTTCCAGATACGGGAGGCTATAAATTGCAATGGGGTTTCGCCTTTCCAAAATTTCATCTTACAACCTCCCAAAACTGTTCTGTATTGTACATTCTTGTTAATGGGCATCCGTCTTCTTTAAAAGACAAAACACCGCTAATATTAACAATCTTTTCGTGTGTGGGGTTATTGTGTTTGTTGTAAATAGTATCCCCGTCCTTTATTACTATTCCATTTTTGTCTTTGAATTCTTCCATTATATTTGTATTAGTTGTTTTCTTTATTTGCTTTATTTATTAAGTATCCTATATACCCGCTAACATTTGATTTGTTCTTTCCCATTGCCCTGTTCCATTCCAGGGAATTTTTTACCGCTGTTTCGTGTAGGTCTTTGTCCAGCGTTATTGCATATGTTTTTGTTGCCATTGTTTTTTAATTTTACAATTTAAGCCCCATTACATTATCAGCCCATTCAAGTGCTTTCGTCTGGGTTGCCATAATTACCAAGGTTACGGGGTATAATATCCAACAAGTCCAATAAGGGGGGTGGTCTTCAGCGGCAAGAGCAAAAGGATAAACTATTGCGACCATTAAAACGCTCATACTGAAAATAATGTAAATCAACACTAATAATCTATTTAATAAATTTTTCATAATAGTTTTTAATTTAAAAAGTCCTTTGTCCAAATTTCAGTTATGGAATATTTCTCTATACACCGAGTCGGTATGTTTAACCTAGTAAGCTGGTGACACTTACAAACACCTCTACAATAAACACAACTGCTGATACAGTCTTTACCCTGCTTCGCCTCCTGCAAGGCTGGTAATGTCATCTTCAAGCAAAGGACTTTAATTGTTAATCAATACTTTTATACAGTTAGTTCGTTAATATTTATTGCCAAGCCTTTTTCTATTAGGCCGAATACGTCGAAATGTCTTTTAATCAACTCTATTATGCAATCATATTGTAAAATCTGTATTATATCTTTTCCGCTTTCATTGTATAAGGCCCATTCCCTGTCTGAAAATTCATCAAGACCTAGATAATAATTTCCATTAATCTCAATATCTATAGTAAGGTCTAATAATGGTCTTAGGATTGGTTTAATGTTTAAGTGGGCATATTTCCAACTTATTTTTTTATAATCTCCTATGCCTGATGGTCTAATTACAGCTATGTTTTTTGTGCTCATCCAAGCTATATTAGTTTTTTTACCTTCCATTATAACTTTTAATGAATATGGCAAATAAGGCGCAAGATGTTTTAGTTCTAGTTTTTCCATACACAAATATACTACATATAAACCACATATACAACATGTATACTCTATTTATAACCGTTCTAAATAAAAATAAATTTTGTGGTTCGGTAAAATTGACTACCTTTGTTATAACGTTGTGTACGAACGAACGAAATATCTGGGATTGAACAACTCATGAACAAAAAGCCTCTATCGGACGTACACTCCTTTAGGGGTTTTCTGTTTTTAAGCCCCTATGCAAGTAGTGGGTTTTCTATCGGTTAGACACTTCTCCAAGACATAAGAACAAAAAAATCAAACAAAAAGATTATAAGGGCAATGTGTGAAGTCTGTATTAGCACACCTTACAATAGGTAAATAAACCGTGTACAAAATCCAGGCAATGACCCGCAAGCCGTCAACCTGGTCAGATGCAAACCCAAGGGAAATTATAAATACACGGGCGTTTTAAATAGCACGTAGGATGTTTTAAGCCAGACCCTTTAATTAGTGGTCTAATTGTATTAAAGTTCCTCCTAGGGCTTTTGCACAGTATAGGGCTTGCCAACTCTAAATATAAACTATAAAAAATTTAAACTATGGATTACAAAAAAGGAGATAGCTTAATTGTTTTAACAAACAAACAAGGACACACATTTAAAACAGGTGATAATATTATTATTACTAAATGTGTTGAAGGATTAGAAGGTGGTGATTTTTATATGGCCAAAGGCACTCTTTGGGATGAATCCGACTACGACCAACCTATTATGGGGGTAGAAACTTTTGATTGTGCAAGATAATATATTCAAAAAACAAAGTTTAACACAAACAACTAATATGGAAGATAATAGCAATGTAATTTATACTGTGTTACACGCTGCTTTTTGCGGTACTGGTAAAAGCTACCTCTGCAATAATTTTGCGACTGATTACATGGAGTTAGAATGTTGGGAATACAGACAAGGTGACTTCCCTGATAACTACGTAAAAGACGTGATTAGTGCGATGGGAAAAACTAAATATTTATTCATTTCTACAGACCCAGTAATTTTGAAAGAACTGAATAAACACGGTGTTGAAATAAGATTATACTACCCTCAAAATGAATTAAGAAATGAATACCTTGATAGATTTATATTGAGGGTTAGCCCACAAGATTTTGTCGGTGCTATAATGATAAACTGGCATACATGGATAAATGAACTTAAAGAGCAAAATTATTGCAAGCATACTGTTTTACAGACGGGTAAATATTTGCAGGATGTTCTTTAAGTTGCGCATAACGGACGTGGGCAAGAGTAGTTTTAACTAAACACAAATATATTATGACAATAGCAGATTTATTAAAGGTAGAGATTGAAAAAACACAGAAAGAACTTGATAGGTTAAAATTACTTTTACCTAATGTTGTTCTTAGTGCGGTTAGGAAATGTCCTAATTGTAAAACTAAAAACTACCATTACAATGTAAAAAATAATAGTTGGACGTGTGCTTTTTGTTAGCATTACCTACAACACCAAAAGAAGTTTTCGTTTCAAAGAAACTTATTAACTGTTATAGAACGTAATTATTTAGAACCATTATAAACAACCAATCAAATTAGTTTAATTAAATTAAATGTAATATATTTACAAAAACAAACACTAACAAATAGAGATAAAGACATGATTTATATACACGGCGCTCAGAAGAATAGCACAATAAATACAGGAAAAGCTAGAAGGTTTTTTATTCAATTAAGAGATAAACGTGAATTAAAAGACCGTTTTTTTATTTGGGTTCCTAATTGTGCTTTTATATCCTTCAAAAATGGAGGGGTATATATAAAAGATTGGTTTTTTACTAAATCAATAGAATTAAATAATAAGATAAATTTATATAAGAATACTTCTTCTCCTGTTTTATTTGGAAAAGGAAAAAACGAAATTGAGGCTTATAATAATTCAATTGACCTGTAATTAAAACAAACAGAATGGAATTCAAAGGAACAAAAGGAGAGTGGAAGATTAGACAGAACATCCCTTATGACACGGGAGGATGGGTGGTTTATTCTGGTAGAGGAAAAGAAAACACAACAATAGTTAGGTTGACTTATGGTAACATAATTCCACAACCAAAAGATGAGGGGTACCTTAAAAACTTAGCCAACGCCAAACTAATAGCCGCAGCAAAAGAGCTTTTAAAGGCTTGCATTAAAAGAGCCAAATGGAATAAAAAATATCCTTCAAGTAGAATATTCTCCGGCTCTGCTATGAGGCAAATGATTGACGAATCAGATGATATTGATAAGCAAATCGAAGAAGCAATCAAAAAAGCATTGGAATAATGGAAGAACAGAATTTACTTGACAGCATACCCGAAATAAAAATAGAAATGGATTGGGACGGCGTAGACGGGCTTTATAAAGAGGACAGGGACGAGATAATGGGCGAATGGTGTTATTCCTTTAAAATATACGCCACGTCCAAAAGAAGGCTTACTCCGGCCACACATTCGTTTCATGAAGAATCTGATTTAATTATGCAAGATGTATTCATTGAAGATTTAAAGATACTATACGACAACCAGCAATATGTTGGGGATGAATTCTCGGACAAAGTGGCTTTGGAAATTGAACATAACATAACAATAACAAACTAATGGAATTCAAAGGAACAAAAGGAGAGTGGACTTCAAAACATAGGCAAGGTGCCGGATTTGAAGTTCTCAATGAAAATAACAATATAGTGTGCGCAATGGGATGGTATCAATTACCTAGCGACATAATGAACTTAGGAATAGAAGAGGCTAATTCTAAACTAGCAGCAGCAGCACCGGATATGTTGAAAGCCTTAATTCACGCAAAGGAAATGTTAATGAATCAAGTGGATATGCGTTCGGAAATAATAGAAAACGCAATCAAAAAAGCATTGGAATAATGAACGACATAGACAACAAACTGGAAATTTTATTTACACAGACCATTCCCGAAATGTACGGGCTGGATTACGGCAATGAATTCTTAAAACAATTGGAAGATGATAACGAAGCAACTTAGCACCGGACTTATAACAACAATTTATAGGGACACTATCAAAGTCCACAGAAGTTTTACCGAGTGGCTAAACTATGCCGTACTTGTAAACTTCTTGGAGAAACACAAAAACTAATGAACCAAAAAAAATATGACGAACTACGAAACAGAATGATAGAAATATCATTAAGGGTTCCAAGGGGCGCACACAATAGGGTGGCCGATGAATGCAATATCGTTATTCAGTGGTCTATACAGATAAGGAAAAATAAGGACAAAAACACTACGGCCACCGATAAGAATGTTGAGCTTATGATAAAAATGCATCATTATTATTCTGAAGAACTTAAGACCCACTTAAAGGACATCAGTAATTTAAACGTGTCATTTGTAGAAATAATCATAAAAAAAATAGAACCAATAATCTAAACGTAGAACTATGAGCTTTAAAATAGGACAGAAGGTGGTTTATATAGGGGGATGTTCAGAGCCTATGATGAGGTGTCCACAAATAGACAGCGAAATAATTGAAATATTTAAAGTTGATGAAGATAGTGGACGCCACTTTATTTTATGCGGATACGAAAAAGCATCAGACGGTCTGCCCCAATCATTTTGGCAAGGACACCTAAGAGCATTAGACTACAATTTCGTAGAGGAAATCATAAAACAAGTACAACCAAAAGAAACAGCATGAAAAAATCAAGAAAGGAATTTATCAAAAGAGCGCACGAAGCCGCTTGTAGTGAATGGAAAACAGAAATAGAAAAGCAGTGGCCAAAACTATTTAAAACAGGATTAGAGGTTGGTAAGTGGTATAAGCACATAGGAGGTTCTTTAGTAAACTATCAAGGTGGTAGAAAAGGGTATGGATTTACAGGTACTTATGTAAAATATTTTTTTAATGAAGGTTGGAGTTTTTCAACAGATTCACAAAATTGGAAACCGGCCACAGACAAAGAAGTAGAAGAGGCTTTAATAAAAGAAGCTAAAAAAACAGGGTTTAAGAGAGGAGACTTAATAGATAATAAAAACATTGGATTTGACGGAACAGGGTTTATTGAAAAATTAACTGATTGCGAATATAAGTGGGATGGAACATATCTAAACGTTTACGGAATGGCTATTTTTTCACAAGGTAAATGGGCCACTATAATAGAAACAATAACCAAAGAAGAAGCTGAAAAACAATTAGGAAAAAAGATATGTTAAAAGTAAAAACAGGCGTTATGCCAAAGAGAAGGATAAACTTCGCCCGTTGGATGCAGAAACATAAAGTATCAACAGAAGTTGTAAGTGTTAATTTTGGAATTATGAGGGGAATCGAATCAATGCACAGATAATGGAAATAATACTCTTGATAGTGTACTTAATATTTTTAGTCCTAGGCAAGATATATATAAACTCAATAAAGAATAAACAATGATAAGCAAAGTAAAAAACGTACAGGGCAGTGGAACATGGGAAAGTCAACACGGGCTATTTTATAAATTCGATTACACTTTTGAGGACGGCGTAACTATGCAAGCCCTTCACAAATCTGACAAGCCTTTTAATATTGGGGAGACTGTAGAATACGAAGTGAAAAGGGAAAACGAACACGGCAAATCCGGCAAAGTCGGAAAACCCCAGGAACAACAATCGTTCACCCAGACCCAAAATAAAGGAAGCAAAGGGAACAATGGGAGTTTTGCACTTAGTTACGCCAAGGACTTATTTATGGGGGACGAAATAGACGACCATAAAGTAACCGAAATACTAGCGGTTGCCGAAACGTTCAATGATTGGCTCAACTCTCACTAATGGGAGCTGTTAAAGAATGGTTCATAACCATGCGGGACGAGGAATATAAAGAAATTCCTTTCGAAATGCGGCAACGGTTCAAGAGCGAAAAAGTAATCTATCCCGATGAACACCAAAAACTATGGGACAATGACGAAGAATACCGTAAGGTTTATTCAAACTATTCAAAAGCAAAAAAGCAATTAGATGAATACAAGTTCAGAAAAAGATATCCAGACGGGTCTTGGAAAGACACTAAGTATGGAATTTAAACCTTATTTTTTATGAAACCATTTACCGAAATACTAGAAACAATATCATCCATAGTTGAAACATACGACGGAGGCGCATATAGAGGGCTAAGTGAAATGCACAGGACTTTGACATGTAACATGCACTATCTATCCAGAGAGCAAGTAAACTACCATACAAAATGGAACCAAGAATATTATAACTCTACAGAACCGTCAAACGCAGCAAAGG